CATCTGCTCACCAGTGGCAACTACAACAAGGAGGAAGAGAAGATTGTGGGTGGCAAGAACGGATATGGTGCGAAGCTCGCAAATATCTTTAGTAAGTCATTCACGGTTGAGACTCGTGATCCGCGTAATGGCCTCTCATACTCACAGACATGGAAGGATCACATGTCCACCTGCGGAAAGCCGAGTGTTCGTAAGGACAAGGCCACCAAGGGCTACGTCAAGATTATCTTTGAACCTGATCTCAGCCGTTTTCAGGGCCTCCAGATGGAGGAGATGACCACAGTTCTCCAGACTCGTGCGTATGAGCTTGCAGCTCTCGCGGGTAAGGATGTCAAGGTCTCCTGGCAGGGTCAGGTCATTACAACCAACACCTTTGAGAAGTTCACGCATCTCTTCGTCAAGGATCAGGCCTCCATTGCCTTCGAGCAGTGTGGTGAGCGTTGGGCCGTTGCCGCTGTTCTCACTCGCTCTCTCTTTGATGACGATGACACTCACGATGAACGCCATGTCTCTTTTGCGAACGGCGTCAATACTAAGAAGGGCGGTAAGCACGTAGAGACAGTCACACGCCATGTGCTAAATGATTTCTGCGAGATCGCCAAGAAGAAGAAGGTCGATGTCAAGCCGTCCCAGCTTAAGGACGCAGTTCTCTTCTTCGTAAATGCAACAATCGTAAATCCCTCCTTTGATTCACAGACCAAGGAGTATCTCACCACGCCTGCGAACAAGTTCGGTTCTGCCTTCAAGTGCTCAGCCAAGTTCTGCGAGACTCTTGTTAAGATTGGATTGCTGGAGGAGGCACAAAGCATTGTCGAGGCCAAGGCCGCAAAGGAGGCCAAGAAGACCGACGGTGCAAAGAAGAAGACGATTCGTGGAATTCCGAAGCTCGAGGATGCTCTGTGGGCAGGCACGGGCAAGTCATCCGAGTGCACGCTGATTCTCACGGAGGGAGATTCAGCGGCGACGTCTGCGATTTCAGGCCTCAAGGTTGTGGGACGTGAACGCTGGGGCGTCTTTCCTCTGAAGGGTAAGATGCTGAATGTAAAGGATATCAGTCAGCTCAAGTTCAATCAGAACGAGGAGCTCACTGCGATCAAGAAGATTGTTGGATTAGAGCAGGGCCGCAAGTATGTAACAACCAAGGATCTCCGTTATGGCCGCATCATGGTCATGGCAGATCAGGATTTGGATGGAGCCCACATCAAGGGCCTTCTGATGAATCTGTTTCACACGGAATGGCCCACACTCATGCAGATTAACTTCATCTGCTCTCTGGCCACGCCGCTTCTGAAGGCCATGCGTCGTTCCGAGACACGTTCCTTCTACTCACAGCCCGAATTTGATGCCTGGCATCAGGCGGCGGGTCCTGGATGGAAGCTAAAGTATTACAAGGGATTGGGCACGAGCACTCCTGCTGAGGCCCGTGAATGGTTCGAGAATCTCCACGAGATCAAGTATACCTGGGACACGGAGACCGACGAGTCTATGTCCCTCGCATTCAGCAAGAAGCGATCCGACGATCGCAAGAAGTGGCTCGGCACCTATGATCCGAAGCGTATGGCTGCCGCAGATGAGCGTGGATGTGTCGACTACACAAGCTTCGTCAACAACGAGCTCATTCACTTCAGCAATGCAGACAACATTCGGTCTCTGCCTCACCTCATGGATGGTCTCAAGCCTTCTCAGCGTAAGATTCTGTATGGCTGCCTGAAGCGTGGTCTCAAGCAGGAGGTCCGTGTTGCACAGCTTGCAGGCTATGTTTCAGAGCACGCCGCCTATCACCACGGCGAGGCGTCTCTGAACATGACGATTGTCGGCATGGCACAGACCTTTGTCGGCTCAAACAACATCAATCTTCTTGTTCCGATTGGACAGTTTGGATCTCGCCTTCTCGGTGGAAAGGATTCAGCTTCTGCCCGATACATTCATACTCACCTGGAGCAGATCGTCGATGTTCTCTTTCACAAGGAGGATCTGCCGATTCTAAAGTATACCGAGGATGATGGTGTTCCTGTTGAGCCTGAGAACTATCTACCTGTTGTTCCTCTGTTGGCGATCAATGGCTCAGTAGGCATCGGCACGGGATTCAGCACGGATATTCCTCCTCACAATCCGTCAGAGGTTGTGTCGCTGATTGAGCAGCGTATTCGCGGAGAGCGTAAGTCACTCAGCGGTCTATCACTGAAGCCCTGGTGGTATGGATTCAAGGGCCCTGTTCTTCCTAACGGCGAAGATACCTGGATCACGAAGGGTCTCTACACGCTCGATGATGCGAAGCGGACGGTGACAATTTCAGAGTTGCCTGTTGGAACCTGGACGAAGGACTACAAGGTCTTCCTGGATTCAATGTGTGTTGATGACAAGTCTGTCATGAAGTCATTTGATGACCTGTATGATGATGACACGGTTCGCTTTGTTCTTTACATGGAGAATGATTACTATGAGGACATCAAAGCTGACATGGCTGAGTTCGAGAAGCGGTTCAAGCTGACTACGTCATGGAAGCTCTCGAACATGACGTGTTTCGACGCAGAGATGAAGATTGTAAAGTTCTCGACGGTGGGTGACATCCTAGAGGCATATTATGTGCCGCGTCTGGTTGCGTATGAGACGAGGCGGGTGCGAGAGATGGAGCGGCTGGAGAAGGATGCTCTTGAGGCTGATGCGAAGGCGAGGTTCCTCCGAGCAGTCCTTGAGGGATCCTTGGATCTCCGGAAGGCCACGGATGAAGAGATCGTGGAGGCGATGGTCAAGCACTCACTGCCTCCCATTTCCGACCCAGAGTTCCCCGATACAGTTGATGCGTATGAGTATCTGCTGAAGCTGCGTATGGATCGTGTGAAGGCTTCGGCAATTAAGGATGCCGAGGATTCCGTTCTGAAGGCACGCATGGCCTACGAGTTGCTTCGAGACACGACGGCTTCGGCTCTCTGGCTTGAGGACCTACAGGCATTCAAGGCAGCATGGGAAACTATGCAGAAGACGAGGGAGAAGGCTGGCACTACGGGGCCAAAGAAGAAGGTTAAACGAACTGGTTAAACGGCAGTGACTTGGATCCTGCCCGACTGAGATTCTGGGGCTGAGCCATCGGTGTGGGTAAAGTGCTTATGTCCTTCAAATAATAATGATAATGATCCACGGCTGACAGAATGTGGGGGGCAGACCAGTTTACAACAAGCTGGTTAAGCTCGGCAACTTGGTCAGGAATACCAAACGGCAGATTCTTTGCATATTGGTAATAAATAGCACGCATAATTATTTTTAATTCATCCACAGATTGATCGTCGATTACATATCCCTTCGGTTGGCTCTTATCAAAGACATACCGACGAATACTATTTTGAACAACTCGTATATTCTCCGGGCTGAAAAAGGCCTTACTTACCGGCGTGGTTTCCCAGTTGCCGCGTAACATATCGGTCTCGAAACTCTTCTCGACTGTTGTTTGATGCTGAAATCCGGGGAAGCTCGAAGAGAGTTGACCAGTGGCACTGGGTCTCTCTTCAAGATTCACACGACCATTCTGGCCCTTGTAACTGTCCGGATTTGTCAGGGGGAGTTCAAAATCAGCGAAGTTTGTGTTGGTGTTCATTGTATCTGTATCTGGTTATAGATTATTTTCTAATCAGGAAGTATAGATTCAAATGACCTCCATCCCCTACGGTATGAAGCAGATCACCGCTGATTCACGCAACTTTATCCCTGTTTCATCGCTTGCCTACCCTGGCGGCATCACCTCCCTGAACACGACCACGGGTGTCCTTACCACGTCCGTGTGGGCTGGTGACGGTCACCCTGCGGGCTACACGACGAATCCTACCACGGGACTCGCCTCAGGCACCAAGTATACGTCCTCCATCAACGGCCCTGGTGCGGGCAAGCTCCGTGACCTCGGCAAGACCTACATCTCATCTAACCGATTCTTCCGCAAGGTGCAGCTGATGATCCCCAACACGGCCACGACCTCCACGTTCGGTGTTGAGGGCAGAACCTCCACGTCACCCCTTGAGGACTACCTCACGGGCTACATCGAGCTCGGCTGGGAGGGCAACGGCCAGGGTGCCCCTGTCGCCCGCACGATGTAAATACATTTTTCCTACAAACCTTTTTTTAGAGTTACGGGTCGTTCCTCTAAAAAAATCTTATGTGTAAGTATAGAATCAAATGTCCTCCATTCCCTACGGCCTCAAGTCAATCCCCGCCGATGCTCGTAACTTTATCCCTGTTTCATCACTGGCATACCCTGGTGGCATCAACTCGCTCAACACGACCACGGGCACGCTCTCCACGGCGACCTGGTCAGGCCAGTGCAACGCTGGCATCTTCTCAGGCCAGGGCTCCAAGTACACGTCCTCCATCAACGGCCCTGGTGCGGGCAAGCTCCGTGACCTCGGCAAGACGTATGTCTCATCCAATCGGTTCTTCCGCAAGGTGCAGCTCATCGTCCCCAACACGGCCACGACCTCCACGTTCGGCGTTGAGGGTAACCAGTCAACGACCCCGAACGTCGACTACCTGACGGGCTACATCGAGATTGGCTGGGAGGGCAACGGATTCCCTGCCCCTGTCGCCCGCACGATGTAAATACCTTTTTTCTTACAAACCTTTTTTTAGAGTTACAATTTGCCTCTCTAAAAAAAGCACATCAAGTAGAAGATAGAGATGGATTACTGGTTTATCCTCTATATATTAATCGCAGTTGGAGTGTGCCTAGGTGGCATGGTTGTTCTCATTCAAAGCCACAGAACTCTCGGTGGCTTCTTATTCGTAATTGGTTCCGTCTTGATCTTTGTGTTCTACGGCTTACGCTGGTTTTCCGGTGATACCCTGAGGCCTACTAAGTTCAGTTCAACCACCTGGCCGCCTGTAATCAATCTGTGCCCCGACTTCCTCTCATTATATGATAGTAACTATAATGGAAAGAATGAGAAGGTCTGTGTTGATTTAATTGGTGTTTCCACTGGTGATCTTCAGAAGTTTATTGACCCGACTAACTCTAGCAGTATAAAATATATATTCCGCCTGTTCCAAGATAAGAGTGGTTCTGATCGGTTAAAGTCTCTGTGCCAGGAGTGCAAGGACAAGGGAGTCACGTGGGAGGGTATCTTTGACGGTGTCTCATGCCAGGATCCTTCTTTTATCCCTAGAACTGACGGCACAAAGGATTCTACGAAGGCTTCAGACAAGTGCAAGTAAAATTGTTGACTTCTTTTTTTAAAAATACAGTATAGTTTACAATGTCCGACGAAAAAGAGGAGTATAAAAGTCTAAAGGAGGCATCAAGGTTGGCCCTTTCGACCTTTATTGTCTATTCAGTTCACTTTGGAGCGGTAAAGACATATGGTGCATTCTGTGTTCCTGATGGAATGTATGGATATCTTCAAGGCCTTATTACAACAGGAAGCCCTGTTTGTAAGTTTGTTCTTGATACTATAACGTCTACACAGAATCATTACAGTGGTGTTATTCTTGTTGGTGTCAGTCGTCTTCTTCTAGGGATGATTGGTATCTAAAAAGAACGTTTGGTTAAGAAGTAAATGTGGTCACCCACGCATATAGACAAAACAATTTGTCTACATCCAGGGGCGGAAAGTAAAATCAAGGCATGGCTCGAGAAGCCATCACATGCAGCTATTCTTTTGTATGGAGAGCCTGGTGTTGGAAAGACTACCATGGCTCATCGTGTCTTTAAAGAGAAGGGTCTGAAGACAATTGAATACAATGCGAGTCATACACGCAGTGGCACTTCCTTTCGAAAGCTCATTTTGCCTTTGCTGAAGGAGGGAGGTATTGTAAATATGCTTGAGACGGGTAAAAGAGGCGGTATTGGTATTATTCTTGATGAGATTGATGGTCTAAGTCAGGGCGAGAAAGGTGGTTTAAAAGAACTCCTGGATTTTTTGCGTGGATGGAAACCCAACCAGGAAACCACGCCTTTGATTCTGATCAGTAACACACTGGACTCGAGAAATCTGATCCAGATTTCTAAGTTGTGCTTGACAATTCCAATCGGAGAGGCCGACAAGGGACAGGTCGAGAAATGGCTGGGTAGAACTCTCGACTCTGATGAAGCAATTAAAAAGGTTCAAGGAGATCTACGACTGCTACAGCGACAAGTCGCAGGGCTAGAGGCTCCATTTGAAATGAGTGAAGTCCCTGAAGGCATTCTTCCGATCGCATGGTGGACTCTATGGAATGAATGGGATCCCTTTGTTGATCTAGATATCGAGAGTCATGAAGCAAATCTTGCTGGACTCGTCATGATCGAGAATATGAATGATCGTATTCTTATGTCAAAGGGCAATACTGAAGAGGCATGGCGTTCATATCGTTCCCTCTATACAGCGTATTGTAAGAGTGACCGTGCAGACTTCTGGGCCTTCTTTCACCAGTGTTGGAATCTCTTGCCTCTTTCTCAAGATTTGAAACTCAAGATTCCGAGCCTTCGTCTAACACAGGAAGCTCCTCTACCTCCAGGCTATACACACAATTCATCAGAAGTGTTGAGATATACACCTGTCTTAACAAAGCAGTCTGCAATCTTCAATTCATGGAAATTCATGTGCGAGATTGCAGATCGCGACTCAATACCTGTGCATATAGTGCCTCTTGTGTGCCATAAGGAAGCTGAGAAACCTGAGCAAAAAACGGACAAGATTCGTCGCTTGAAGAATATTGCATTGAAGACGTTGCTATCTTAGAGATCCCAGAACTGGGGTTTGTGTTTTTTAATCCAGGCACGAATCTCTTGTTCCTGGCTCTGAGTTACTGGTATTTGAATATACGTAACTGAACTACGAGTTCTGTTGGCAAAGATAATCTGTAGATTATCATTTGTCCATGACCAAGATGTCATGATGTGCTGATTAAATATGAAATCAGGAGTGTTATCTTGAAAGTTCTTCCAGTTTGTGTAAGAGATATTCATATCGGTTGGGGATGGAACAAACCATGCAGTGTCCATCTCCCAGAGATGCTGTGTCATTTTGAATACCTGTAGTTACGTGGTAAAAATATTCAAATTTATCACTAAATAATCCAGAACTCGGGCATGTGTTTTTTAATCCATGCACGGACCTGCGGCTCATCTGCTTCTGTGATTGGCATTTCAACATAAGAGATTGAAATGCCATTCCTAAAGGGTGTATTAAAGATGAATTGAAGCCTGTTGTCTTTCCAGGACCAGGATGTCAACACATAGGGCTTCCACATTTTGTGAGGACGACAATCCATAAAGTCTTTCCAGCCCCGATAAGGATACGTCATGTTGTTGAATTCATTGAACTTGGGGGCGATAAACCATGTCGTAGGAATCTCCCACAGAGGCTGTGTCATTTTGCTTGGCTGTGTAAAAGGTGACTCAAACTTCAATTTTTAGTCCAAAGGGCAAAATGTATACTGAGCCGCAGTCTCTTGTTTACTCATTTGAAAAAAAGCACTACTCGTCATCGAAGATACCTGTAAATTTGTATATTTACTACTAGGATTTGAAGACGCTACAAACGGTTCACCACTTTTTTGTCTTCTTATAACATCTTCATCTTCGGGGCCATCCACTCTAAATCTTAAATATTTAGTTGGTCCGCGTCCTATATAGATGCCAGCATACCATCCTTCAAATCCTTTAAGTGACATTTTTTTTCCATACTGATTTTTATTGATTATGCCGTTTTCAGGCCCTTTGGGTATTGCTAGATATTTCTTGTTATATTCAAACTGCTCCTGCCGATCATCATATGTAAAACAGTCTGCTCCTCCTTTCTTGGGTTGCATTGAATGACGAGTCTTACGTCTGCTGCGACGGTTTTTTCCTCGCCTTAAAGTTTGTCTACTAGACATCTATTCTATTTTTAGGCATTATATTTATTGCTGTGCATGAATCATCTCGTCCGGATGCAGAAGACGTGTGACTTCCAAAGGCTCCGTTCTACCCAAACGATACGCACGTCCCAAAATCTGCTTCTCCTCCTCGTGTGTCATCGCGTGAAGAAGAATCACATGGGTTGCTGCCGTGATGTTCAGGCCCGCACCCGCCTGAATTGAATTTAGAAGTAAGACATTCGTATCACCCTTCTGGAATGACTTCAATGTCTGTGCAATGACATCCTTGTTACCCTTCACAAGCTTAACGGTCAACTTCATGGCCTCGATCTCGTGGCTCAACTGAACGAACGGATTGTCATACCGACTAAAGATCAGAAACTTGCCAGTCGGATTCGCCTTCAGAAGCTGTATAAGCTGCTCGGTCTTCTTTAAAGGCTGCGGCTCATCAGACTTTACTTCCTCCACTGCAAGAGGCCCTGTCGCAACATTCCTCAGACCTGATGCCTGAATCGGAGTTCTGCAGAGAGGACATGTTGTAACCCTCGTCATACTCGTCAAAATACAGGATCCGCAGAAAATACGATGACAGCACGGCGTCAGTGTCGGTGTCTGCGGCTCATCAAAACAAATCGGACAAATCTCCGTCTTGTAATTCTCAATACGCTCCTTCAGACCCTTAATCTGCTCCTCAAGACTATCCATACGCTCCTTGAGTGACTTCAGAGCCTGTTCCTTTGCTTGCGGCGTCGCATAATCCAAAGATGACTTAAAATTATATGTGAGTCTCAGACGATTGAGCTCCTTGATACGATTCTCCGTCACAGCTGTTATGAGAGACACAGGCTCCTCAGGCTTTACACCCAGACTATCGAGAGCACCCTTAATATCGCCCGCATGTAACAGAGTTCGCACCTCCGCAGGAATTGCATGAGCAACAACCTGATGCAGAATAGAGGTTCTGCAGAGAATATTGCGAATGGAAATGGGCGGCAGAGTAATGGACTCACGCACAAACTCATCGCGGCACCTCAACACCAGATTTCCTCGAAACGGATTATTTGTCCCAACATAATCACGAAAGAAGGTTGAGCTGACTACAAAGTAACGCATATAGACATATGCAGTATTTGACGTCGATTGATTGCGAAGCTGAAGAAGCTCCTTTTTCAAAGCCTCATCTAATAAGGGATTATTCGGTATTGCGGCTAAGTAAGCACTCGTAATATACTGTGTCACATTTGGATATAATAGATTTGACCACGAGGCAGAAATGAGCCACGTGAAGCGTGTAATTGCTCGAGCCCTTGTCGACGGAATATGAATTGTATCCGATTCATCAAAGAAAACACGTTTCCAGATAAAATGATTTGCGTATGCAATATCTTGAACAGGCCCATAGAGTGTATTTGATACAAGAACAACATCAACACCCTTCATTCGCTGAGCAATGTTTTCGGCCGCAAGAACTGCCTTCGTTTGAACACCCACACATGTTAGAGAGGTCTGATCTTTAATATAGGCCTGCCATTGACGATAGAGTGTGTGAGGAACAACAATGAGACAGGCAGCGTCCGATAAATCATGGGCGTAATTACTTGAACGAAGACTATAAAGCTGCGACGTGCTATTGACATCAAGTTGAGGAATCAAAGCCAGTGTGGGCTTTGTCTTGAGTTGAGCGATATGACCAAGAACCATCAGTGACTTGCCGACACCGACACCGTCACCCAGAAAAGAAAAACGACTATATATTTTAGCACCACATAGATCCATGCCCACTGAAAGCTGATTCTCACGATCCACCATTGAATGCAGAATCGCTTTCTGGTGTGCCCTCAAAGGAACACGGATTTCAGTCGGCTGCGGGGCCTGAGTCGCATCAGAGGTCAAAGAACCCTTATACGCCTCATTTAGAACAGAGACAAACTTGTCTATATGGTTATAGGCCATTGGCGTCTTCTGAAGAGAGGAAAAGATAAATGTTTAGACCGCTCAATCAATCTCCATCTCAGTTATAACAGCAACTAAACAATTCTTACTATCACTCTTATAAATATCAAAATTGTTTGTATAGAATATTTTTCTATTATAGATCGCTGTCATGATACAAGATATCTTACAAGGGTGCTCTTTAATAAGTAGCCAACACTTTTTATCATCATAATATTCAACTATAGATGAAGTCCAGTGATTTTCAATAGGAGTTTTATATTTGTCTTCTGTTGAAAAGAATCTATATATTCCATAATATTCCTTTAATAAAAGATATCCAATAATTTGATGACGTTTAACAGTATTTATAAGAGGAATATCACGTTCATTTATAGGAACTATTGTGTAAATAATATCTTTACCACATATAACTTTTGTCATTCTATTAAGCACTTGAAAAAAAGATTTTAAGTTCTTCATCATTGATAAACTCGCCAATTTTAAGATTTGTTTTCTTAACAAAAGGATTTGTTTGCTCTCTTAGCCTTTTCTTGTCAAAGGTGTTCTCGCTGTGGCTCATGACCAACATCACCTTCATCGGGTCCAGCTGAATCATCGGATTCTTATACTCCTCAAGAAATGAACGCTCTTCTGAGTGTGTCACAATATCATCATAGGTGTGTGTCTTTGCATAGGAGGAGAGCCAAGCCATCGTTCCATTTGTGGCGTGCGTAGGTGAATAAGGACCCAGCTTCCAGATCTCCTTGTTATCCGAGTAATACATGTAAACCTCAGATGCACCTGCAAGCTCGACAGTGGGATTCTTTCGAAAGGCCTCAACTGCTGCAGATACACGACACGGAAAATAAAAGTCATCGTCGTCCATGGCTACAATAATGTCACCCTTTGCTTCCTTATTCAGAATGTTACGCTTTCCGCCAATCAGAAGCTTGTCTTCTAGATAGATATACCGAATATTAGGCAACCTTTGTGCCACTTCCTTAAAGAGGTCTTCAACAGTCTCCTGACCATCATCAAGAATAATCCACTCCATACGATCCTTTGGATAGTCCTGGCTTTCATAACACTTTATCAAGGCAGGAATAAAACGACGACGATTGTATGTGGGTGTAATCACTGATACAAAGGGTAATGACATTGCTATTTATACATTTGACCCAATTTTTAAGCCTTCCATGGACTTCAGGATTTTTCCTGCTGCATTTGCTCCAGGGCCTGCTGTTATTGCAGCTGCATTAGTGGCTGCATTTACAGAGGCAGTTAAACTCAAGGCCTCCACGCCTTTTGTAAGAACCTCTGCCTTGACAGCCGCCGCCGCCTCAGCCGCCTGTTTCGCATTCACAGAACCACCCACCAAATCTGCAGACGCCTTCATAAACTCAGCATACGCGTCAGTGGCTCTCTTGTCCTCCTTGTAAGTGAATGGATAGAGAAAAAACCGACCCAGCTGGCTATCGGTCTCCGTTGTAAAAATCGGCAACATTCTGTAAATAAACGGTGCATCCTTATTGAACCACCGATATAAATAATACAGAATGACAACAGGGCCAAAGATAAATCCATAAATAAAATACAGGATTCTATATTGGACATCACGACCAATTGCGTCATTGGCTGCGAGAGTTCCAGCAACGAGGCAAATCATCGTGTAAAACAATCCAGACACAACCTGTGTGGCAATATCCTTTGTGCTTGTTAAAAGACGAAAGAGATTAAATTGTTCTTCCTGGGCCTTCTTATTTGCGTCATTCAGATTCTTATTCTGTGATACAACCGTTGCATTTTTCGGATCTATAATGAGTCCGAGATAAGGCTGAGGAACGCTTTGTGTGAGAGACGCTTTTACAGCTTTCAGCTTGTTCTGAAGATCAATTGTCTTTTGAGAAACCGCTGTCTTATTATACGTGTCAAGCTCGGCAAAATATGCCTTCATTGTCTTCACAAAATCTGCATTCGGCACCTGTTTCTTTGCATCCATATCATCAATCACATTGGGTCCAGTCCTCGCAATATATTCGAGATTCAGGACTGCTGCATTGTAAGCTGTCAGATCAGCCTCTGTATCCTTGAGCAACTGACTTCTCTGATCCCACGTCGCCGCTGTCGCGGTTGTCGTTACATAATCCGTATTTGTCTTGATTAGCTCATTGAATTTCGGAAGAGCTACATTTGACATCGTATTGTTTGCAATGAGTGTATCTGTATCGGCCTTCACTTGTGTCAAGAGTTTCTTGAATTTATCCTTTGACGGCAAAGCAGCAGCATCACGTTCAGCTGCGGCCTTTTCTGCTGCAGGGTTATACGTTGCCGAATCGATACCTCTAGTTATTGAATCAGTCAGGCTCATCTCTATTGAGGTTCTTTATGATTTTTCCGTGTTTTATTACGGAGAAGGATTTCGGGAAAAGGACCTTTACGTCTAGGATTTAGAACAACATAGTCTGGATATTTCTTGAGTAGACCTGAAACATCCTTCTTGACTCGGGTGAGTCGTTTTCCATCCTGCAGACCTCCAGGTGTTGTATAAATAGAGGTCTTTGCAGCGGCAAAGTTCAATCGAACGACAACGCCATCTTCCTTGTAAAAAAGAAGACTACGCTCATAGTCATCCTTTGGACCTGTGGTGACTGTGAGCTTTCGATCATCCTTGAAGTTGATGTATCCAAAGAAGTTTCCAATAATAAACTTTAGATCATAACTCACAGTGTCTTTCATGAAAAATCCGTTGGCTGACGGATAGAGACCCCAGAGATTTGCCTTGTGTGTGGCACATTCCTTAAATCCACGCTCAATGAGTTTTTTGAGACTCACGAGTTCCTTTTCATGACGTTTCTTTGTTCCATCAAACTCAATAAATCCGCGAATATCGTCATCACAACTTACAAGTTTCTTGCCTTTCGGAAAATAGTTGGAAATAAAGTTCCTGACATTTGCGAGTCCAGGAACTCCTACAATCAAATGACCGTATGTGCTCGGATCCAGGAACTCCTTATAAATCCCATGTTCTTCCTCGTCCGCAACAAAAACGTAGATAGATTCTTTCGGGATCTTGTATTTTTTCAAAGTTGTAAGAGTCTTTTCCTGTAGGATTTTTTGACGCTTATACGATGGAATTACAAAGATGTAGTCCATGTCCTAATTAGATACAATATTCCTCATCGCGTCATTCCACTTATAGACATCATAGTCTTTGTAGTTAATAAAGAGATTATCAAGCAAACCCTGCTTTCGCGACGTTATCATTCCTAGTTGATCAAGGACATTCAGAACCGGCCGTAAACTCTCTTTAATATAGGCCATAATCACATCAGGTGATGACGTATGACCATAGGATTCACAAGGAAACAGGACTGTATTTCCCTGCAGCCTCCTACGATAATCAACCTGCTGGTTTACAAGATCTAGATACTTTCTTACGAAGCGAATCTGAATAAACTCATCGATTTCAGGCGATGCACCTATATGCGATAGAATTTCATCATCGGATGAAAGAAGTAGATTGATGAAGTCTCCATTATTGTCATATAGAGGCTTATACTTCACCATATTTGTCATACAATGACACGCAGTTCCATATGTGATATCGAAGAGTATGTCGCGTTTGAACTTAGAACTATCCTTTGTCTTTTCATATGCGGTTTTGAGTGTCTGAGTAAGCCCAGTTCCAGTAAACTCCTGCACAACGAGTTTTATGTCATTTCGAAGAGCCTCTTTAATGTGAGCATCAAGTATATAATCATCTTCAGGATGATCGATTCTCTTTGAAATCAATGTGACGGTGTGAAGAGGCGAGGTCCATCGATAATTGCCCATATAAGTAAACCCTTTATCTTCAAAATACAGTTTCATAAACTCGTTTTGACGTTCAAACATGGGATCATAATGAATAATTTCTGCCTTTGTTTTGCGAATAAAGACAGGAAGAATCTGATCCCATTCATCTGTAATCTCATCGAGACTTGATGCGTGGGGGCAGCTACCAATGCCTACATACATCATTTTGGATAAGTTTATCTTTAAAAACTACATGTTCAATTTTACAGGGCATACTTGACACCACCCATGCCTCCTTCCACGACAAAGTAGTTGAGACTATCTACATAGATTGTCAGATTATAGACATAGGATGTATTGGGAGGCAAAGGCCAGACATCTACTTCAACCTGAAAGTTCTTGATACGACTTGCATTAAGAGATCCAGAAGGCTGTGTGCTCGGTGAATGCAAGGCAAAGTTATAGACAGGAACCATTGAATTCTGCTGTCCCTTTAATGATCTCCAAGGCACAATCTTGGTAAAATATTCAATCGGCTTCTCTTCCTGAATCTCATTTCCATCACTCAGAACACGCAGAGTTCTCAGAATGTTGAGCTGTCCCTGTGGCAACAAAACTCCTGAAGACGATGCACCTGTAGGAGCTCCAGGTGTAGGAACATATGGGGCTGTAGGATAGGAATACCAATTCGTGAAATTCGCAAAGTCATTGCGATTCTGTAGAGTGTCACTGCGTCTCGGAATAAACAGAAGTCTGCTCACAGGATTGTGTGTATACAGATCTAGAGTCTGACGTGTATAGAGTCCTGGAAATGAATAGGTTGTTGTTTGAGGAATGAGATAAGACAACGGATTTGACGCAAATGTCTTTCGTTCTTCATCGGCCAAATAGACATAGGTGCACTGAAGTCTCGGATTTAAAAACCATCCATTGAGAACAGGCACTGATACACCAATATCGGTGGCAAAGTTCCGCCAATCCACATTTGTCTCGTCGGTTGATACATATTCAGGTATATTCTGTTGCATACTGGCCTTGCTTGAAAGAAGCTTATAGGTCGGATTGACACGGTTTCCTGAGACATCCACTATTGTATAAAGATCCTGTATCGAATTAAGCGTGAGTTGAACCTCGCAGTCGTGATACTGTAGGGCAACAAGAGGAAGAGCCTGAGAGGTTGCATCACTGAACCAGAAGGAGAGAGGAACATGGACATCCTGACCAGCAATAGAGGGTCTATTTGTCTGAGATCCTAGAGGAAGTGACTTGTTTCGATAGACAGTTGGATATCCACCTGTTCCACTTGTATAGAGTCCCTTGGCTGGAGTTGTAAGTTCTGGAACATCGCCCACTAGAACTCTCCACTTCTCATACTCATTCGGATCATAATCAACGAGAGCCTTTGCGAGAAGATAAGTTCCATCAAACTCCTGAATCTTCTGGCCTCCCACATAAAACGCGGCATTCTGAATGAGAGCGGCACCAAGATACCGAACCCATTGATACTGATATTGTGTTGTGGGTGCAGAACGATTACCTGATGCATCCTTGCTGTAAATATCAGGAACTCGGAATGTAAAATACAAGTCACTTACCAGGTCTCCAACACGCTGTAACTTCGCTCGGAGTTTAATCTGCTGATTCCAGAAAAGTTCATTTGGACCCTCAAGTGCGAAACTTACAGATTCTTGACTAAAGTGACTATACCGCCGATAGGATTTATACCAGAAGGTCATTTCAGGATTTCCGCTCAAAAGAACGTTTTGTGTGCCATAGGCCACCAGTGCCAATAAACCACCACCAGTCATTCTTCTCTTGCTCTACTAAGAGAAAGGGTAGAAGGATTTAGATACTTACTATTTATCGCTGCTGATAACTCGTCGTCCAGTAGGTGTCCGTGAGATACGGGGGCATGTCCTGGGCCTTCGAGAGTGTCTTTGATGAGATGCCCTTCGTCACCAAGGCCTGGATTTCCGTGTAAGAGAGTGCATAGGCAAAGTAGATGAGGTTGCTCAAGTTTCCACTGAATGCACCATTGAAACGAACAGGGCCGCCAAGTGACACCGTTTTCTTATCACTCAAGCTGAAGTTCAGTGTGCTAAACAGGGTAACATTCTGGAAGTTCTGGTAGGGCATAGATCCCTCAAACGGTAACTTCTTGATGAGATTTCCGTTGATATAGACCTCGAGGCTGTTCTTTCTGCAGACAAGAACACAGTGAAACCACTTTCTTACAGGGATATTCTCAACATCGATGTAGGTCATCGGTCCCTTGTAGGCATTCATGATAACACGAAGAGTATTTGAATTGCCCTTCAGGAAAACACCGGGGCCTAGAAGAGGCCAAGGTGTTGCGAAACCCTTGTGGAACACGTGCTTCAGAACATCATCGCCAGAAAATGTCGAAGGGTTCACGTATAAGAAAAAGCTGTAACTGAATTCTGTGCCAGTTCTTTCATTGTCTGAAAAGAGGATCTGCTTTCCAAAAGGATCAATATTGAGATCCTGTGTAAACACATACTGCTTGTCCTCGGCGGCAACCGTATAAGGCATTAGTTCAACACTTTTGCTTCCCATTCTCATGACTGAAATAACAAGATACTCAAATGTTACAAACAGGAAAAAGAGAACCGTTAATGTTACAAGGACAAGCAGAACCTGTTGGAAAAATCCTTTTCCTGCAATGAGGCCCACAATTCCTGAATCTGTATTGACAGCGTCTGACATCTCTACCGTTAGTTGTTAATTTTAAGAAACAAACAACCAGAGGTTTAGTAGATAAGTCTATATATTTAGGCACTGAAGTTAAGCTGTCCCTTCGCATACTGGATAGCAGGTGTCGGGTATTTGTAGGTGACCTGGCCCTGAACATCGAACATGTTCTTGAGCCACCCGAAGAAGCTCGACTGGCTATCCGTCGGCCCCATCATATACATGCGATAAATCTGATCGGGGTTGAGGGCATAGTTGTAAGTGGACACGTCGCCGAGGTAGCCCTCGAATCCATTAAAGTCCAGCAACTTCATCTTCATTCCCTTCGGATCCACCTTGTAGTAACTGGGTAACACGCACGAGCGGTTCAGTTTGCCATCCATGTAGACGTCGCATGACTTGCCACTCAAGACAACTGCAACACAGACCCACTTCTGGAGACTTACCTCGGGAAGATCGCAGAGTTCAAGGTTGTCCTGTAGACCGGAAGGCATCTCTACATCCTTAAACATCTTCTTCACCTTATCTGTTGTTAGGGCACCTGATGCCGTAGATCCTGAGCTATTGACACGCACCAACAACTTGCTTGTGAATGATCCGAGTCCTACAACAAGGGTAGACATCGATGCACCGCGGATTTCAAGGATGTGCTTGTTCATTGCAACAGCGTCCTTAAATGCCGTAATATAAATCCAAAATGAGACTGAATACTCACCACCTTCATAGGGAGGAGGGATAGGAAACGGGTCGAGCACCGTATTTCCAGGAATGGCCGTCGTGATGAGTGAAGCCGAGGCGAGCCCTGACGCCGTAAAGAGATACTGATAGAGGTAATACAGGGCAATGGCACCTAGAATAAGCACAGCCACGCCTCCAACTGCCCTTGATACGCCGCTTACTTGAGATCCCCGTGACGAATCCATTGATAACCTTCTGAAGTCTATGGAGAATATTCTTAAGCATAGTTTGTTTCCCAATTCATCAGAGGTGATGCAGGTTTGATATTAGGGCCATTTACACATGAGCCATCCTTGCAGAATGGTGTCATGTTTGTAATTGTGCTGAGAAGAGTGCTATCTCCACCCAAATATGGTTCTCCGTTTGTATCAGCCTTATTCTTGTATGTGTTTGAAACATCGCTTGCCGTAAATTTCTTCGGCACAATGTTTACATGGGCAACAAGACCATTCAGTCGCGGATCACCTGCGACAACAGGAGCAACAGCTGAGCCTGAGTCTAGAATATATTGGACTCTCTTTGATAGAACAATAGAGCTATTGTAATAAATATCAAAGCGGCGTCCCTCTCTGGCAACTGTGATCATCGTCCATTTCTGGAAGGGGATATTCGGAAGCACGAGTGTCTCTTCAACAATCTCTGTGGTTGTTTGACCTTCTTTCTTTCGTAAACAGCGTGCGACAAGCTGGACTGAGGCAGATCCTTGACGACTCGCATCCGGAGCAGCTAAAAGTTCAATTCGAACCACATTTGAAATATTCAAAATGTTTACATAGCCATTGTGCTTACAGGTGGAGCAATCATTTCCTACGCAAGAACAAATGCCGAAACGGCCTGTCGCACAATCCTCTTGACCGGGTTGACCACGAGATGATTCTGAGCAGAATGTCATTTCTCCTGTGCGTTGAAGAGGCAATGGGTAAACGAAGGCCTGGAATGATCCTGTGTTTGTTGCAGACAGGAGAAGCTGTGAATCTTCTGTCTTTCCAATCTGTGGTTTCTTTTCCAATGAAAGAGGGCCTACAAGTGTCGACTCTTGTATCTTTCTGAACCATGATCTTGGAATAAAATACACGACAAGCAAAATGCCTATTATTATTCCAAGAACAAAGATATAGACATCCATCCTAGTTATGAGCAAGAAGCTGCGGGTAAACCAGAAGGATTAAACTTTGATGCATCGGGTATCGCTGGAGGAGTTTTCGGAACTTCCATTGCCATTAAAGGTCGATCCCAGTATGTAAAATTCATCACACGGACAGTATTTCTGAATTGATCAGGGGGTCCCCAGAAATACGTGCTTGTTGCCTTGGGTCTATGCTGAAATGTCTTTGTTGCAAATAGCTTTCCATTCATATAAACTTCAAGCACTTGTGGTAAAAACACGACCGTAAGCCGGAAAGGCTGCCGTATCGGGACATTTAAGACCGTTGGTGCAGACTCTAGATGCAAAATCTTATCCTTATCCTCAGTGATCGCTGAAACAACGAGGTCATTTGTATTAGGCAGCAAATACATAAGTAGATTGCTATCAGGATACGATTCAATCAAGTCATCCGTATTTGATGCTGGAATGACTGGATTCTTTGACCTGTAAAAAAAGACACGTCTCTTTGATCCCAATACAGTTTCATTTTCTATGAAAATGTCCTGTTGAACAGTGAACGAGCATGGAAGAATTCCTGTTACATTTCCACTCAAATCGGCAGCAACAGGTCCTGATGCCCACGTAATCTGTGCATCATTTGTCTTTCGGATTGGAATATAACCTCCATCACCATCGATAAAAGAGAAGACTTGGAAAATGCCAGTATAATGAACTACAACAAGGATAATCATCAGAACAAAGAGAATCATTCCAATATAATACAGAATAGTTACAGGAGCAGATGTGCTTGTGCTTGTAGAATTATTTGCATAGGATGAATTTGTTGATGTTGATGGCCAAGACCATGATGTTGAAGGACTTGCTATTTGCATGGGTGCCCCTAACATTTTTGCGAGTTCCTTTGCCCTGTCTGTCATTCGGCCTGTTCCTGTTCTACTCCCTTCTTTTTCCTTGTTTGTTGTCCCTTAGGACCATGCTGGGGATCAAAATGAATACGTTTGTAATATTTCCGAGTTTCTGCTTCCTTGCATTTGCGAAGTTTCTCACGTAAATAGCACACGAATGAGATGCGTGTAAAGGCCTTCTCGACTCCCATGGTGCCGGTAGAAGGGTCCGCAAAATGAATCTTAGGAAGATTCTTATTGAATTCCTTATCCTCCTTTGTCTCATAGAGTTCCGTATTACAGTGCCATTCATGAACATCCATCGCAATGAAGTCACCCGTTCTCAAATTAAAGCCAACTCCATATCTCGGAAACATCGTAACACCCCCGTGATACTTTCCACGCTCAATCACCGACAAGTTTCCATATCCCTCTCGGAAATCTCCATCGTCCATATGAAGAGCCGTTCGAAAGTTCCGATTGATGGTCACCGATGAGAAGGCCGTGTCACCAATACGATACATTGGCTTTTCACTTGCGGCCTTTCTCTGTTTGCCATACTGCTCAGGAACAAGTGTTCTAAAGACACTATCGAGTGCCTCAATAAACGGCATACCATGCTTATACTGCTTGAAGTATTTCTGCGTGTAAGAGGTCAGACGACACGGTAGACCCATGAACGGTGTCTGCTCAAAGAATCCCAGAACACTGCTATACACGTTGTTATTCACACGCATCTTACTAGTTTTACCATTCTGTGTATATCTCGCTGACCACTTTGTGATCTCCGTCGGCTTTCTCTTTTTCCAATATGCACTCTTCAGATTAATAGGACCAGCCGCAGCCCCCCTATTACGACTCGCCGCTGCGGTGCTGTAAAACGCCTCCCAGCCTTTCTCAATGAGCTCTTTAGGAATCACGTTCTTTCGAAACTTGGCCAGAAGCTTCTCGCCACCAGGTGCCTCGGGATCCTTTCCATAGACATCAGCATCTTCTTCAATAAGCGTCTTAATTGTCTTTTCATCGAAATAGGTGCCTTCTCTGGACTTGATTTGCTCGGCTGTGAGAATCTGATCCAACACGATCTTTTTTGCTTCTTTTCTTACCTCCCTGGTTGGACCTGTAGGTAGCAAAAGTCCTTCTTTTATTATGTCCTCCTTCGTCATCTACTAAGACTCGCTTTTATTCAGATACCAGATAGCAGCGGCAACAACAGAAGACGCAGCAACACCAACCGCTATTCCTTTGAGAGTGGCTCTCATGTCTGCCTCGGCAAAGTCATCGGGTTTCATGACAGGTGAACGATTCTGCTGACCTAGACGCTTGTAGTAATAAATCGCCTCGAGCTCCGAGACCATCGGCTTTCCAAGAGTCTTATTGACCTTATTGTGAAGCGTGACCGTCCACTTGAAGAGATCCTCGCGTCTGTCGAGAAACGGCGAAATCGGCGACTCCTTCAAGTGCTCAACAAAGTGCTCCTTGCAGATCGGGCAAGGGATTAGAAAGGCAAACGCTTCAATGAATTCTTTTGCGGCCTTCTTATGACCATATGTAGGATTTGTTGGGTATCCTAAGGCAACAATATGCATTGTGTGCCAAAAGAACGGCCCCCACGCTGATGGAGGTAACTGCATCTACTTTTGCCTACTAGTTTGAAAGTAGAAGATGAACGAAGAGGCTAAAGTATCGGAACAGCTAGAAAGTAACGGGTTATCCCATGTTTCATTTCCAAAAAAATAATAGACACTGCACAAATTGTGGTCAATATACTCATTCGTCGCGTGACTGCCCTTCGCCCGTTACGAGCTTCGGGACACTTCTTTTTCGCGTGAATGACCCCTTGTGGTCTCAAGAGAAGGTTCTTAGCACTCAGTCTCAGAGTGTAACAGGCTTTGAACCCGCCTTTCCTAAGATTCAAGTTCTTCTCATTCAACGCCGTGATAGTCTCGGTTTCGTAGACATGCTTCGTGGCAAATATTCAGTGAACGATATTGACTATATTCGGAAGCAGATCTCTGGAATGACGGATGCTGAGCGTCAAAAGATCGTAGAAAAGGATTTTGAAGATCTTTGGGCCGAAATGTGGGGCTCCGATAGTTCTGAGACTCAATACAAAAAGGACAAGGAGAATTCAAAGAACAAGTTGCTGGCCATTCGCGAGGGAATTACCATTGATTGCTCAGGAACACGTGCAACACTTCAGAGTCTTGTAAATGAGGCGACGACACACTGGGATACTCCCGAATGGGGCTTTCCAAAGGGTCGTCGTGACGGATTTGAGTCAGATCTGGATTGTGCTATGCGAGAAATGTTTGAGGAGACTGGTCTCACGAGTTCCAGTGTTGTTGTCATTCACAACATGGATACTCTGAATGAAATCTTCTTTGGAAGCAACAATGTTCATTATTGTCATAAATACTTTGTAGTCTATGTTCCGGATAAGAAGGATATTTGTATCGATGAAAAGAATGCATTGATGAAACGTGAGATTGGTGCAATTGGATGGTTCACTCTAAACGACGCCCTCCAGAAGCTTCGACCTGAAAATGTGGAGAAACGAGAAATCCTTCTTCGCCTAGGAACTCTGTTACGGAATTTCTGTCCTCTTCTCCATCCTCAATAGATGGAGGACGCACAGCTTCTTGAAAGATGGCAACAAGAAACAAATTTTGAGGAGCGGAATCGTCTTCTCGCAGCACTGACTGAACGAGGCCTCTTTCCCTCAGCGAGAGAGGAAGAAGAATTTGGTCTGTATCCTGACATCGATGACCCTGAGTTTGTCTCGAAGCTTTTTCACAAGAGAGAGTTTGCTGAGCACAAACAGCAGACCATTCAAGAATTAATGGAGGAAGGTGATAATCCGTGTGACCCGAATAAGGAGTTTGAGATCAGTCCTGTTCAGAGATTCATCAGCCAATATATCTCACCGAAGACACCTTATAACTCTGCACTATTATATCATGGTGTGGGCACGGGCAAAACGTGTGCTGCAATTACCGTCGCTGAGGCCTATTTGGAGGCATTTCCAAGAAAGAAGATCATTATTGTTGCCCCGCCGAATATTCAGCCTGGTTTTGAGCGTGCCATTTTTTCAGAGGAACGTTTGATACTAGGTCAACAGGATGGAGAACCGAATCGGTTTAATGGATGCACGGGCTCTACCTATCTGAGACTGACAGGTATGGAGTCATCGCGTGATCCGAAGGAGATTGCAGGCAAGATTCACAGGCTCAAGAAAAAACGCTATGAGATCTATGGCTACACGCAGTTTTACAATCATATACGCGGTCTACTTGATTCGATACCGAAGAGTATTCAGGGCGAGAGACGCATGCAAATGGAAAATGAGATTCTGCGTAAGAAGTTTTCAGGGCGGATGCTAATTATCGACGAGGCCCACAATCTTCGTGATATTCCTGGTGAGGCCGATGAGGATAATCTGGATGCTCCTGGAGGTGCTGCTGAACTCACAGAGAGTCTTGCGGGCAAGAGACTCACGCCTTACCTGAAACGTGTCATGGATTCCTCGGATGGCCTCAAATTACTCTTGTTAACAGCAACACCGATGTATAACAGTTATCGTGAGATCATCTTTTTGTTTGATTTACTGCTTCGAAATGACAAGAAAGCTACACTCAGAGAGGATGATATCTTTAACCGCGACGGCACCTTCAAAGAAAATGGAGAGGCAGTTCTAGGTCGTGTTGCGAGTGTCTATTTATCCTTCATGCGTGGTGAGAATCCGTTGTCGTTTCCGATTCGTCTAGAGCCACTTGGTCTACCGCCAGTCGATGCATGGCCATCATTTGCCCCGAATGGAGCCCCTGTGGCTGATGAAGATAAGGAGAGAATGCTCAATCTTCCATTCGTTGCATGTCCTTTTGAAGGCGAAGCCTTGGTTCGCTATCAGGAACTTGCTAGACAAACCATCGAAGCTGGAGGTCTTGGTTTAGCCACGGTGGATACTCTTATTCAGGCAGGAAACTGGATGTTTCCCGAAGCAGGAGGCGAGGCAGGATTTCCCTCCGCGTTTGTTGAAGAAACACGTGGATCTGTCAAAGCCTATACAGCAAGAGATCCTTCGTGGTTGAAAGAGGACGTCATTGCGACACATTCACCGAAGGCTGCTATGCTTCTGGCAAAACTCAAGACAACTCGCGGCGTTTCCTTTGTCTACAGTCGTTTTGTGAAGTCTGGAGCATTGTCAATTGCCTTGGCCCTCGAAGCGAATGGATATACATTGTTCGGTCGTGAGGCACCCTTTTTGATCAACGGAAACCAGCAGGCAGAAGGACGCCAATGTTCACAGTGTGCTCTGAGAGAACGTGTTCATGCGGGGGCAGACCACGCCTTTTCACCTGCGTTCTATGTTCTTTTGACAGGTCGTGACGAATATTCTCCTAATAATAAGCTGTCGGTGGAGACTGCTCGTGGTGACGCAAATGTAACAGGAAAACAGGTCAAAGTTATTCTTGGATCCCAGGTCGCCTCAGAAGGTATCGACTTACGCTTTATTCGTGAGGTCTTTGTATTTGACAGCTGGTATCACATGAATAAACTGGAACAGGTCATTGGTCGTGCAATTCGTATGTGCAGCCACGTCATGCTTCCTGTTGAGGAACGGAACTCCACGATTAATCTACTTGTGACGACACTGCCTGAGGAGCAGGATCAAGAAACACTCGATATGTATCAATATAGACAAGGAGTTCGAAAGGCACTACAGGTCGGACGTGTTACACGTGTTCTGAAGCGGTATGCACTTGATTGTAATTTGAATCGCCAGGCCATTCTCATTCAGGGCCTTGATCCTCGGAGACAGATTGATGGACAGGGACAAGTCAGAGAAGCGGTCAACATCAATGATATGCCCTTTACAAGCATTTGTGATTGGATCGAGACCTGTGATTATACATGTGCTAAGCCTGTAGATATCGAGATCGAGGAGACTGATGATAGCACCTATGATGCCTATTCAGCTCGGTGGAGACAGTCGCAGCTGAAGGAGCGGTTGCGGCGGCGGTTTGAAGATCAGCCCTTTTTGTCATTTGAGAATCTCCAAAATCTCATGTCTGATGTGCCTCGGTCGGCCCTCGCCTCTATTCTAGCAGAAGTTGTTGGTAATCGGTCCTTTCGAGTTAAATCAGGAATCCAGGATGGATATATTATTTACAAGAACGGATTTTATCTCTTTCAGCCTGAAGCGTTACAGGATATTCTATTGCCGATTTCCCTGCGTGTTGCTTCCTTTCCTGTCAAGAGAGACTCTTATGATCCAATTCCGATCATGAAGGAAAAGCCTCCTGTTGCTGCTGTGACGGCGGTAGCTGCGGCGACAGCACTTGCAGCTGCGGCCCCCGAAGAAGAGAACAACAGTGGTAGAATTCTAGGGTTTGAAACTTTCTGGCAGGTCTTTGAGGGTTGGTCTGAATCTATACGTGATGGGTCAGCTGATTTGACTGTGCCAAATTCAGTCAAGAATGAAGTGAAGAGACGTTATGGATCCAATAAGAAGGAAGTTGAGAGAGTTCTGAATTCGTTTGAGATGATTCCGTGGCTTTACACAGTTGTTCGTGGCGATGAGGAGAAACGAAGTGTGTTGGCAAGTGTGATGTGTGAAATGGTATGGGATGAATATTTAAAACAGAAGGAGCAATATGCCTTGTATAAATTAGCCCTTGATAATGACAATCTTCCAACACTTGAAGTATCAGGTGAACACCAGGTGCGGAGTGGTGCTCAGTTCGGTTATCGCTCAATTAATCCTAAAACAGGTATTCTTGAATATATCTGTGAAGAAGGCCCTTGTGCACCCGCACTTGTTCGAGTCTTTGAGGAGGATGATTCTGATCCTTTGAAAGGAATAAAGGCAAATAATGAAGTTTCGGCTTATCTCTATGGTTCTGTGACGTATAAGCGTGGGGCTTTTGTCTTCAAAACGAATAAGCCTGTGGCAAAGGAGAAGAAACATCCTGATAAGGGATCAGAGTGTGCAATTGTCAGCACAGTCGCTGCTCATAGAAAGACATTGGCTGAAATTGGAGAGATGGCGAGGGCCGCTATAGGAATGGATCTTGATTTAAATACACAGACACTTGAAAATCGGCGGCCATTTAAGAACTCTGCACGGTTCTGTGCACTAACAGACCTTGCTTTACGCATGATTAATGAGCTGGATGATACTAAAATATGGTTTTATAGGCCAATCGCGGCGTTTAAGTCAGGACATAAAGGCGAAAAAAGTGCCTAAGCAAAATTGAGGGGATTCAATCAGAGTGTGGTGGCAAAATGGAAACGATTGCCCTTTTCGATGAAAATGTTCCTTTGACACCGAGGGATCTCTCACGCGAGGCCATTAAGGTGCGTAATGTCCTTCAGAGAAAGCTACGATCCAAGTTGGAGGGACGATGCTCTCGCGATGGATGGGTTAAGCCTGGAACTCTGAATATTCTGTCTCATTCGATGGGCTATGTGGAGTCAGGGCGTTTTACGGGTGATATTGTCTATCATACAAAGTGTGAAGGACGAGTAATTAACCCTTCGGCTGACACGATTGTTGAAGGCGAGGTTATTCGTAAGAACAAGATGGGTATCTATGTAAACGTTGTTGATGCGATTCGCATTATTCTGCCGCGTGATCACCCTGCACATATCGGTAATGAGGAGTATGATTCAGTTAATGTGGGTGAGAAGGTGACAGTTATGATCAAGAAGTCTCGGTTTCAGGTGAATGATGAGTATATCCTGAGTGTGGGAATCTTTGAGGGCAGAAGTGGTTCTGGCTTTACTACGGCTGCAGCTCCTCTTGAAGAGGTTCAGCTTGAACAGCCTGAAGCTGAGGCAAAGGTTCCTGAAGAAGCTGAGGCTCCTGAAGCCGAGGAAGAGGTACCTGAAGCGGAGGAGCAGCCTCAAGAAGAGGTCGCTGAGGAACCACAAGCTGACACAACGCCTATTGAGTTCTACAGCAAGCTCCCTGCCTATCGCGAGTTCAGTAACTTCTTTCCCTCTGCTTTTGATCTAGACGGCAAGCGTTGGCCTACGGTTGAGCATTACTTCCAGGCCCAGAAGTTCACTGCAAATCCTGAGTATCAGGAGGAGATTCGTGTCGCCAAGACACCAGAGAAGGCTAAGACTCTCGGTGCAACGAGAGAGAAGCCGATTCGTGCCGACTGGGACACTGTTCGCGAGGATGTCATGAAGAAGGCACTCCAGGCGAAGTTTACACAGAATCCTGATCTGAAGGCCAAGCTTCTTGGAACAGGTAGCAGGACACTTGTTGAGGCAAATCCTACGGACGCCTACTGGGGCTATGGACGCACAAAGAAGGGTAAGAATCGTATGGGTGTTCTTCTACAGCAGCTGCGTGATGAGTTGCGTGCGGGAAAACCCACGTCAACAGTCTAAACATAGAAAGAAGAAGCAATGAGTGCTACAGCAGCGAGTCTAACAAATGAAGAATATGAGGAACGTAAACGAATGCTCGATGAGTTTAAGAAGCTTGTGAAGTCAGAACAAGAGCAGATTTTTTCAATACTCAAGAAGCACAAGATTGAGTATAGCGAGAATACAAATGGAGTCTTTTTTGATATGAGTCGTGTAAGCAAGACCGCCTTTGACGACATGAAGAACTTTATCACTTTCTGCCAAGCGAATCGTAATGAATTTGAACTGAGAGACAAGGCTCTGGAAAGTTCCCGTCTAAACCTTGGTGAAACTAATTCATTAGAGTAATGGCTGCCCTTTTTCCCAAAATTTATGATCATATTGATTCAAATCCCAGTCGCATGAAAGGACTTGTATTTGAAGTTGAAGTTGCAAAAAAAGCCGATGGAACACCCTGGGATATCTTCATGACAAAGCCCCTTCCTATTCCCGGCCCGATTAGCCTTCTTCTATGGCACACAGACACCATGTATTCTTATGGACTTCCAACACTACAGAAGTCTATTCTTCGTGAGAAGATCCTTGAGCTTCAGGAACAGGCCGACGGTCTAGGTCGTCGCTGGTCAAAGAAGAAGGTTCAGGATATCCTCGCCAGACAACTTGAGGGAGCTCCTTCTGAGAAAATGCTTGAAGAAGTCCTCTGTGAGCTGTTTCACGTGCAGAAGGTTGTCATCAATAAGGAAAAGAAGACAGTTGGTTTTTTCCCCACTGATATGCGTGTCTGGAAGAGTGATCGTCCTGTTATTTTTGCCGACGAAGACAATCGGTGGGTTACGAATCCTAATAATACTCAGCTATCACTGCTGTCGTGGGTCACAGGAAAGGAGGATGAAGGATGGTCGATTGCATGGCCTACGGCAGACGGCAAGTTTGAGGATATGAAGGCGGCAGTTGCAAGAAGGCAACTGGATGTCCATCCACTACCCGGATCACCTTTGGGCACACGAATCAAGAAAGATGACTGGGCTCGTGTCTTGGGGCGTGCAGAGGCGATTGAATGCTGGGCGACTTTAGGCCTCAAGGTGGCACAGTAAGTTTGAAAGGGAATAAAGGAGAAGTAGCGGTTAACAATAGGACTCGGAGAATATGGAACTATTTTCCGCTGAAGCAGAAACTCTGCGGAAAATCGTTAGCGAATGGACAGAGCACCCCGAGAGAGAGCTTGAATCGTGCTTTGGACCGAAAGGCCAGGTCGATGCAACACGCTTTCTGACGGTGGCTCAGCGTCTCAAGGCAAAGGGGTATACGGCTCTACCCCAGGAGGATCGTCTAACCATTACGACACTCGACAATACACGTTTTACTCTCGTCGGCATGGGGTTAATACAACAGTATTGTCGCGACAATCGCCTTGCAGGTAAGCCGTTCATTGCGATGATCAAGGACCGTGCTGGTGTCGAAAGCAATCTTGATCTTGATGACTATGAAACACGTATTAAGGTTCGTCGTGAAGTGCCTCTTGCCGCCGACGATGCACGCGTCAAGGACATTCTATCAACATGGGCACAACAGAAGAAAGCTTTTCGTCTGATTCGTCGTTGGACTTTTCAGGGCAAAGGTGTGATCTTTGATCTGTCGATTGTCCGCAGCACCAAGAAAGATCTTCGTGGCAATTACGTATGGGTGCGGAACTTCCTTGACCAGGACATCATCTCATCAGCTCCTATTTATGAGATTGAGGTTGAGCTGATTCGTGGAGTCGACACAGATACCCCTGAGAAGGCCCTTTCATCCTTCATAAAGGGCATAGGTGAAGTGCTCAGAGGACTCCAGAAGCACACACTTCTCATGCGAAAGTCAACAAGTATTCGTGTCCTTGATGCATACAAGGACTTTGTCGGCGATGACAAGTTTCGTGGTGTTGCCCCTGTCACTCTTGAGCTCAAGAACATGATGAAGGAACAACAGCCTGGAGTTCCTAATTTGCGAACAGGCTACAATGTAACGGACAAGGCAGATGGTCTTCGTGTACTCGGCTTCTGTGACGGAAATGGCGAGCTGTTCATGATTGACATGGCTTTGAATATCTACCGCACTGGCCTTCGAAAGGAAGAGTGCAAGAACTCGCTGCTTGACGGCGAGTGGGTCACAAAGGATAAGAATGACAAGGCTGTCCAGCAGCTTCTATTCTTTGATATCTACTACGGACCAAATAAGAAGAAGGTTGATGAACTACCGTTCTATTCTGATGTAGAAGGTGCGGAGACACGCTACGGAGAAATGACGGCATGGACAAAGCTATGGAATGATGGGCCTGGAGCGAAGATCATTATTACTGGACTTTCTGCGGCCACGAGAACCCAGGTGAGTGCAAAGACATTCTTGTTCGCGGCGGGGGATGACATCTTCAAGAAGGCTGGACAGGTGCTTGCTCGTGAGACAATTTATAACACGGACGGCCTAATCTTTACACCGAACCTGACACCCTTGCCGTCAAAGTCAGGAGTGGGTTTCCTCGAACAGTTCAAGTGGAAGCCTTCACACGACAACACCATTGATTTCCTCGTTCTCACTCAGAAGGACACTGAAAACAAGAGGGAGGATTCAGTCATTACAGCGATTAAGCCTGAGACAAATGAGACCATTCGTTACAAGACTCTGCGGCTCTATGTGGGCTCAAGCACGGACCCTGCATACGATGATCCGCGTGGAACAATTCTGTTTGAGCGAGAGTTGCCGCAGCCGCAGGGATATGGAAAGGGAAAACAGCGTGGAAAGTCCGATTACAAGCCGATTCTGTTCAATCCGAAGGAGATTCCTGATACGATGGCGTCAATCTGCTACAGAGAGATTCAACAGGATCCTGATACACAGGAGGACTTTGTGATGACAGAGAGGTCAATGGAACCGATTCAGGATCGCAGCATCGTCGAGATGCGATATGATCCTTCACAGCCGCCTGGGTGGCGTTGGATTCCGATTCGTGTTCGCTATGATAAGACTGAGCGTCTATTGAAAGGTATTCTCGGACGCACTTTGAATTCAGAAAAGGTGGCCGAGAGTGTCTGGAACAGTATTCACGAGCCGATCACCAAGACAATGATCAGCACGGGTTCAGAGGAGCCTTCTGAGGAGGAAATGCAGACGATTGCGAAAATGGAAGAGGAACGTGACGGCGTGGCTCGTCGTTATTACCAGAGAAAGGCCCCGCAGCAGGATCTTATGTTGGTCAGAGGCCTGCGTGACTTTCACAACAAGTATATCAAGGAGAAGATGCTGCTGATGCCTGTTCTTCGAAAGGGTTCAAACAAGACACTCTTGGATGTGGCCTGCGGTAAAGCGGCAGACTTACAGAAGTGGCGGCGTGGCGGTGTCGGATTCGTCTTTGGTATTGACTATGCTGGTGAGGGCATTCGTGACGCGAATGACGGTGCCTATCGCCGTTATCTCGATACACTTGTCAATGCTCGTGGTGCTACAGTCGCTCCGATGATCTTTGCCATCGGCGATTCTTCAAAGGCGTTTGTGAATGGTGCTGCAGGTGCGACCGAGGAGGAAGGTGATATTCTCCGTTCCGTCTTTGGTCGTGTGAATCCTGTGGGCCCTGTTCCACCGTTCGTGTCACGTGTTGGAAAGGGAATGATGAAGAATGGTGCTGATGTGGTGGCCTGTATGTTCGCCCTTCACTATTTCTTCAAGGATAGCGAGTCACTCGCAGGTTTCATGGCAAATCTAAATGATAGCATTAAGCTCGGAGGATACTTTGTGGCATGCTTCTTTGATGGACAGCGAGTCTTTAATTTGCTGAAGGACAAGGAGGTGGGTGAAGCGGCGACGGGTGTAGAGGCAGGGGCACCGATCTGGAGTATTAAGAAGAACTATGATGCAGAAGAACTTCCTAACGATGAGATGAGTCTGGGCATGGGAATTGATGTTGAGTTCATCAGCATTGGAGCGTCTCACACAGAGTATCTTGTTTCCTTTGAACTTCTGAAGTCAAAGATGCGTGAAATTGGATGTTACCTTGATGATCCTGCAAATGATACCGCCTTGTTTGACGATTCGTATAAGGTGGCCACACAAAAGGGCAATCAGTTTCCGATGAGTGATGTTGTCAAGCAATATAGTTTCTTGAATCGCTGGGTTGTCTTCAAGCGTAAGACAACAGGTCAAGTCTTTGACCCGAAGACACCGCCGTTTGGTGAAGTCGTGGAAGGCCATGTGCCTCCTGAAGGCTATGAGGCCCCTCCTCGACCTGGTGGTGTATGGACAATGAAAACGGGTGAGTGGGTCTACCCTGGCGATCCTAGATATGACGAGGCAATTAGAGGGTCAGTTGATGAGGTAGTAGAAGAGCCGAGAACGTCGGCTGCTGCTGCTGTGGCTGCAGCGTCTGCAGCAGCGGCTGTCACAACAACGGGCCCTGCAGCACCTATTCTTGCTCCTGTAAGAGTCCCAGGGGACAAACCTATATCAGCCAGTGTCGCAGCGGCAGGACTTGCGGCTGCTCTCGCAGCAGCCTCTGCATCTGCATCAGTTGAAGGTGTAGTTCCCAAAGAAAAGACTGTTGCATCAGGTCCAGCGGCAAAGTATGAGTCAAGTGAAGTCTTCCGCTTCTCTCCTGATGCGAAACTTGCCGATACACTGAAGATTGGTGATAAGGGGGCTGTTCGTTGGCTCGCACCTTACGCACCCTTCCCCATCATCGATTCATTGCCATCAGGTGGACAGGTTAAATACCCAACACTTGAGCACTATCTTGTGGGGATGAAGTATAAGCTTGCAACTGACAAGCCACAGTTAGCTGTATCTGTCTTTAGCGAAGAAGGAACCATTCATCAGAAGTTCCTGCGTGACCGTCTTGCCGCGAGTGGCAAGAAGGCAATCACAGAGGACCAGGATCAGGAATTCCTACGCCTCGAGATGGTGGAGGTTCGAAATGCGAACAGAGCGTCCAATATCAAGAAGTTCAAGGCACAGCTCGATGAGGCGACATGGGCTGCACAGAAAGATGCTGTTCTAAATGAGGGTCTCAAGCAGCGTTGGGAACGCGATGCTCGTCTTCACGCAATTGTTGAGGCGGCGAGAGCACAGGGCAAATATCTCCTCTATGATACGGATTCAGCAGCGGCTGGTGATCTTGCAGGTGTGAGAAAGGCAGATGGACGTATTGAAGGAGAAAACAAGGTGGGTCGTATTCTCATGCAATTGGCGGGTTATCCTGGATTTTAAAGTGTAAAAGATGGATAGATGTATTTTATAAATCACACACGCAGACATATTGTTAGGATTGAATCTGAGGGTATCTTTTTTACTATACGAGAACTGATTGATCGACTCGGATGGTCATTAAAAGATAGCGTGGATCTGGTCATGGAGTTGGAT